TTGACTTTGGTAATAATGGATTATTCCAATTATTATATAACCAACTTGCCATAACAAGTTTTGCAATTTCTAATGCACCACCCATTGCATATATGGCCGTTGTTGCACCTGCAAACAAAGCTGCTAACCCTATTATACTATAACCTGCGGCTATAATAGATAGAGATATACCTGATATCAATGTTAGATAAGTTAAAAACATCTAACTATTTATAAGTTTTCTAAGTCTTTTATTATCCTTATAACTCTATCAGCGTAATCTGGTGTCTCACTATATCTATCCATAGTCTTTACTGCAACTTTAGGATTCATAGTTTTATTGTTCAGAAGTGTGTATGTTCTATATTTTCTAAACTTGTAATATGCCTCATGTGTATTTAATAAACGGTAGTATTCTTTTACTGAATCACATTTATTTAAAAATACTCTGTACATAACATCTTCATTTTCTTTTGCATGTCTATGAGGTACTTTGTTTGAAAATGCTTTTATACCAAATAGATTGTTTGAATCTTTTGCTAAGTCTGATTCACCCCAGCCTGTTTCTAGAACTGACTGTGCAATTATCATATTTCTAGGTATATAATTGTTTCTTGTTATTGTTGATTCTATCTTATCTACACATTGATTAATTCTATCAACATATTCTTCCTTGTTAGTATAATGAAAACTTGGGTCTGGAAAGTCTCTCATTATAAAGTGATTAGGATTAAATGTTCCTATGTAGTATATTACTAGTGTATAAAAGGCACCTGCAATTACTTGATAGAATATATTAATTATTTTATTTAATGTATGCAATGTAATTAAATCCACCTACATTATCAGGTAATCTTCTAGATATAAATACTAAACTCTCTGATAGTTTTTGCATTTGTTTTTGTAATTTTTTTCTTTGTGTGGGTGTTAGATTGTCTTCTAAATCTTGGCCCCAATTGCCAGTATAGTAAGTCATACCTGGCGAATGTTCTTCATTTTCTTTTAAATATTTTTTCAAGTACTTCGGTGTTTCTAATAATTGTTTTTTAAGATATTGGTCTATTTCTTTGCTCATGATACCTCCTTTACTTCTTGAACAACACATTTCGGTATTATTGTAGAATTACCACATTCATCAATACTACCATCTTCTTTAAAATTGAAATCACTAACCAATCTAATGACTTCATTCTCATCACTAATTAAGAAACCTGTACTTAGACATCTAGGTAAGTTTTCTTCTTTTATATCTTCCACACTTCGCCATGATGAATCAGATGTTATATCAATCCAATATACATGAACAAACTTGTAGGGAATCTTTTTAACTTTATTCACAATCTGGTTCTTCCTCAGTTTCAGTTTTAGTATCTTCTTCTTCTGATACTGTAATTGTTATAATCGGTTTACCATCTACGACCATTGTCATAGTTTTAGATTCTGCTCTTGCTGTAGTTACACAAAAAACTAGAGCAGTTATTAATAAAAATGTAGTTAATCTCATTAGTGTATACTCCTCGGTTTATTCATTTGTTCTTCCATATCTTCTTCATACTGTTCTTCAAGAATATGATACTCTGCTAATAATGTATCTATGTAATCAATCAAATCTGAACTTATTTGAGTTTTTGGTTCTATTAACTCAACACTTGCCTTTATCAGAAGTAATTGGTCTATCATTTTAAGGTATTCAACCATTTAACAACTCCTTAACTTTAATTAAATTTTTATATTCTAAAACTTCTTCAGACATACTGTCAATACATCTTTTCAAAATACCACCATTTCTTTCTAATACAAAATTTAATGGATATATTTCAACATCTATAAAGAAGGCAGCTGTATCTTCATCAACTGTTAATGTTCTTTCATGTTCAACTCTAAAAGTCAAATCATCTAAGGATTTAATTTCAGGTCTTTCGTAATGTGGGTGATTACTTAATCTTTTTAAAGATGATATTGCCCATGTGTGTCTATGAAAAGATTTACCACTTGTCATAGCACGCCAAATACCATCACTAGCTTTTCTTAAAGTTTCACCATCAGCAACAGGTTCATGTACTTCTGATAGTGTCATACCATTTACCTTTTTAGGATTCCACCCACTTGCCATTGCAACAAAACATGCTTCAACTTTTCCCTTGTGCATGATGATAACATCATCAGGTATTTCTAAACCCATTTCTATAATGTCTAGAAAAGGTTCTATGTTCATCGCCTCAGAAGTTTTTTTAACTAACTTCTTTTCTACTGCAAGGTCTGATTCAAATGACATATCACCCATTAGTGTATTGTATTCTGAAAGTCTTTCTTCATATAAGTCTTGAGGATAGTCTTTGAATTTTACAGTATTAATAGGTGTAAATCTAGGATTCATGTCAAAGGGAATCTTGATTAGTCCATTAAAGTTTGCAAATGTTACGCCATAATTCATATTATATTCCTTGTCTGATTTAATGATTCCATTATACAGGAACTAAAACAAGGTGTCAAGCACTTTTTTATTTATTTACTCTGGTTTAACAAAATCATCATTCCAACCGAAAGCGGTTTTTACTGCTGAAGCGGTTAGTCCTTTATAGACATTATGTAATTTTTTGTCTTTTACATTACATAATAATTCTGCCTCATCTTTGTGAAGTCCTTCTAGTATCTGAATGAATAAAGTTTCTTTTCTTGTTTTAGATAATGTATTATCTCCGCCAACAAGAAAATGCCATAGTTTACTAGATTCACTTTCTAGTACTGTATGTTCTGTACCAGCTGGTGCCTCATTCTCCATATATGGTGGTTTGCCAGGTGGCAAGTCCCATTGTAATTTAGGGTCAAATGCACCTTTTAAGATTCTTCTTAAACCTGGTGTATCATTCTCTTTCAAGATTTCTACTTTTTTTGATTTTACTTTTGCATTGTTTACTTTAGTAAATACTTCACTAAACAAAGGTTTGCCTGTTCCACCTGCAGCCATAGTTTTCATAGCTTCTGGTGCAATAAGATTTGGGTTTCTTTCTACCATAATATTACCTCATATTAAAAGTCATTTATATTAGTCATTAAATTTTTCAGTTTGTGGTCTATAAAATATTGTAGTAGTTTAGAACTATTAGGTATTTCATATGACCTGTAAGTATTTATAATTTCCTCTTGTAACGATATTGGTATCTCACCTAAGTCAATTAACTTCTTATTTCTCTGATAATTTAATCTAGTTATACTACCTAGTGGTATGTTATCTAACTCAGCCCACTCTCGTATTCTTTTCTTGTGTATTGGTTGTTGTTTTTCACCTGTTACAAATACATTATCATCACTTAGTATATTAGGTATACCATCTGAACGGTCACCTTTTATGATTTGTTCATGTAAGTATTTTACAGGGTCTTCATCTTCAACAAATTTCTTTTGTATAGGACTATATTGTTTTACTTCATCATACTTATGTAACTGAATAAAATCTTTATCTCCTGATACTATCATTACTTTTTCTTTATTGTTATGTGCTTCTCTGCATAGAATTGCAATGATATCATCTGCCTCTGCATTATCAATTGCTAATACCATATAAGGAAAATTTTCTTTTATCTCTTGTCTTACAACTGTAATGATATCGAAAAGGTCATCCCATTTGTCCGAACTCTCTTGTGTTTCTAATCTAACTTGTTTTCTTTGATACTTATAATTAGGAAAGTATTCTCTACGCCAAGGGTTTGCTGAATCAGCACATAATATAGGTCTACCATATTCCTCTTTAAACTTTAGATTATACCCTCTAATACTATTTAAGACCATGTGTCTAAACATATCTATATTGGGTGCTTTTTGACCTCTTGTCTGTGCCATATAATTAGATATAAGCACTTGATTTAAATCAACTAAAATCATTTATCATCATCCTCTTCTGGTAAAGGTATTTCAAAATCCGGTTCAAAATGAATTTCTTTTCCCTCATCACCAAAATCTAATTCTTTTTGTTGCATGTCTTTTGATTCTAAGACATTACCATAATTTATTATAGGTTGAACTTGTCCATTATCATCTCTGACATCTATTATCTTATCAATAAGAACTTGTGCAATATGTTTTTTACCCATATCTCTATAAATTAGTCCTCTGCAAATTTCAGTAATTAGTGCTATATCACCATAGAAATGTGGTTTTGAAATATCACAACCACCATCAACTAATCTTCTAATTAAATCTACCGCAATATCATCAATTAGGGTTTCTATAAATTCAACTTCTTGTTTTTGATAATTTACTTCTTCAGTCAATCTATCAATATCATCATTAGATATCTGAAACTTTTTACCTGTAGGAAATTGAATTACATTATTATTATTATCATCATCTTTGCTCAACTTTTTCTCCTTTGAAATTGACTAGACCTTGGTCATCTAAGTATTCAACTAACTGATGATATCCTCCAATCAATTCTCCGTTAATTTTTATCTGTGGCATTGTTCTAACATCTTTACCTATGTCTTTCTTAAAACTTTCAACAGAATCAAAATTTTCAAATTTCTTTTCTGTATATTTTAATCCAAGGTTATCTAACATAACCTTGGACTTAGAACAATAGGTACATTTATCTTTACTGTACAGTACTATTCTCATTTTCTATTTCCTCATTTGATGATATCATATCATCCCATATTGTGTCTACTTTATTATCATTTGATTGATAAGCATCCACAGCTTGTTCTATTGTAAAGTTATACATTTTATTTAATTCTCCCATTGGTAATCTTAAACCTACATATGCACGATAACTACCGTCTCTAGTAATTACTACATCTTGTTTAAAGACTTCATACCCACGAACTGGAGTATTTTCAATAGAGTTTACAATTGCACTTTCAACTTCTGTAACTACTTCTTTACTTTGAGTTTTACCAACTTCAGTAATGAACTGTTTACTTTGTTTATTCATTGTGCCTTTAATCATATCAGCAATTTCAGATTTTGCAATCATCTTTGCCTTCTCAATCGCAAGATTTAAATCAGGTGATACAGATGTACCTGCCCCAAATAAACACATACCTTCATGAGTTTCATCACCACACAATTTCATGTTGGTATAATCTGACATAAACCAACCTGGTACTTGTGTAACAAATTCTCCAGTCTCACTCTTTAATGAGTAGATTGGATTATTGCCTGTTGTACATGCACCTAAGGTAAGTGCCAATACAACTATCATTATATTTTTCATTATATTACTCCTATCACTCTGTCAATAACACTATTTATACTACTACTAAGATGTACCACAACCTCTTCAATTGTAACATCAGTCATAGTTATAATGATAAATGCCAAAGTAAATATTATCACATTTTTTATCATTGGACCTCCCAATCGCCATTTTTATCTAAACATGCTTTTCCTGGCGTATTAAAAGCATGATTCGGTCTATCATAGTATCTACAATACCTAGGGGCATTTGTATCTCTATAATAAAATTCTGAAAACAATTCCCAATAACCTGGCTCATCAAAGTTTTTTCTGCCGTCTGCACAGATTAATTTTTCTTCTTTTGTAACCACATCATCTTTAATTGTTGTTGTAATCTTTGTAAAACAATATTGTTGTTTAATTGGTTTTATCTTTGCATGATATTCTTCATCTGCATTTGCAACATATGTTGTATAACACATGAGTGTTGCAAACATTAAAAAACCTATGACAACTTCCCATTGAATCTTCATCTACTTACCCACTCTCCTGTATAAGGATTTTTATATGGTTTTTCTAACCATCTACCATCTGGCATTTGACATGCCGTTCCAAATTCTGTTCTTCTGTCTATGTTACCCATACCTATAACAGGCCAAGGATTTGTTATATCAACTGTTACATCATAATCAACACATTTAAAAGGACCTTGATAGTACATACTTGTTGTTTTTATTATGCCACTATTACCTGTCTTTCTATTGTGCCAATTAGTATATGATGGTCCACTTGTTGCAACATTCATATGGTCTACAAAAGTACCATAGTGAACATCATAGTCTGATTGATACATCATTTCAGCACCTGCAAGAGCACCACCTAAAGTACACATTGCAATTACATATGGATTGTCAATTCCTGCTGATACACAGGCGACTGTCGTTGTTGTTGCACCTAAACCGGCACCGATATGTGACCGTGTTGCCAAACATCCTTGTAAGGACAACCCAATCAATACGATAGCGAATGTTCTAAGCATCCTTTTTTGCTGGATATTTATTATATTTTCCTTTATCATTTGCTATCTCTCTACACAATGTTTGTATGTCTTTTATTCTATGGTTTATATCTGAATCTGATTCTCTCTGTGAAACATCATCCTTATGACCATATTTTGCTATTCGTAATTCTTCTGATTTTTGATAAATTACTCGTACTTTATCGCACATTGAACTTATTTTATGATACATTAGAATTGCCTCCAACTTGTAACTGATTATCATATAGGATAGGTGCCCTTTCGGGCACCATTCTCACATTAAGAACTGTAAGCGTATTTTGTACCATAAAGTTTCTTGATACCAGCAGCCACAATCGCTTTAGATGGTGTACCCATACGATATGAAGTGTTGTTACCGTTAGTACCTGTATTTTCATTGATATAAATCATATGTC